ATACTCTGCCGAAAGATCATGAGGCAGTTCAGTATGTTCAGAAACGAATGATACCTGAAGCACAGTATAATAGATTGTATTATGTAGATGATATACGAACTCTGTCGCAGCTAAATTCCAAATACACAAAAGCACTAAATATAAAGCAGCCGAGAATTTGCCTGCCCTTCATCCGAGAAGACGGACAACTATCAGGCATGGCATTGAGAGGCATACGAGGTGAAACACTTCGTTACATCAATCTCAAAATAAAGGAAGATGATCCTACTATCTTCGGTCTAGATGTTATAGATAGAAATGAAGAAGTCTTTATCGTTGAAGGTCCGATAGACAGTCTGTTTCTAGACAACGCAATCGCAGCAGCCGGCTCATCTTTCCATAAGATTGATAAGATAGGGTTGACTCACTTTACGGTCATATTTGATAATCAGCCACGAAACAAAGAAATCTGTGATCTGATATACAAGCAAATAAAAGCCGGCAATAAAGTCTGTTTGTGGCCGTCTGATATTCAAGAGAAAGATATTAACGATATGATACTTTCGGGCTTGACAAAGAACGACATTCAGTATATTATAGATAATAATACATATGAAGGCTTAGAAGCCGAACTTGAATTTACCGCCTGGAGAAAATGTTAATGTCAGTGAGTTTAGTAGGAATGACTCAACCATCTGCTACAACTGGGTGCAACACAGCGAATCAACTAATTGCGTATGTTGCACGAGTGAGTAACCCAGAGAATCAAAATAACGATAAAACCGCATCAAAACTACTCAAATATCTCATAAAGCATGAACATTGGAGCCCTTTTGAGATGGTTTCTGCTACATTAGAAATTAAGACTACTCGTGACATCTCCAGACAGATTATAAGGCACCGTAGCTTCAGTTTCCAAGAGTTTAGCCAAAGGTACGCAGAATCAACAAACTTTGAAACTCGTGAATGCAGACTACAAGACCAGACCAATCGACAGAACAGCATAGAAACAGAAGACCGTGAACTAGCTGAGTGGTGGAAAATGGCTCAGAAAGAATTGATTCAAAAGTCTAAGTTAGTATATCAAACAGCATTAGATCACGGAATAGCAAAAGAACAAGCAAGGGCAGTACTGCCAGAAGGCAATACTGAAACAACACTATACATGTCAGGCACTCTTAGATCGTGGATACACTACTGCAAACTAAGAAGGTCTAACGGAACTCAGAAAGAACATATGATAATAGCTGACCAATGTTGGGATGTGTTAAGCCAACACTTCCCTGATGTGGCAAAGGCAGTAGAGGAACTATAATGGCGAAAAAAGAATATATGGGTCTAAAAATAGACTACGCAAGAGATAGTCTGTTTGATAAATTAGGCATCGCAAGACTCAAAGAATCGTACATGCGAGAAGACGAAGCGTCTCCTCAAGAAAGATTTGCACATGTGAGTGCTACCTTTGGCAGCAACCCAGAACACGCACAACGACTGTATGAGTACAGCAGTAAGCACTGGTTATCTTATTCGACCCCTATTCTTTCTTATGGTCGTTCAAAGAAAGGTATGCCTATCTCATGCTTTCTAAACTTCATTGATGACACGGCGGAGGGTCTCGTTGAAAATCTTTCTGAAACAAATTGGCTTTCTATGCTTGGGGGTGGCGTTGGGATTGGTTTTGGTATCCGTTCCTCTGATGATAAGTCTGTTGGTGTTATGCCTCATCTCAAGACTTACGATGCATCGTGCCTCGCATATCGCCAAGGTCGCACTAGACGGGGCTCTTACGCTACTTATCTTGATATATCTCACCCAGATGTGATGATGTATCTTGAGATGCGAAAGCCGACAGGTGATCCGAATGTTCGCTGTTTGAACCTTCATCACGGCATCAACATCTCAGATCGTTTCATGGAAATCATCGAACGATGCATGACTGATCCTGACTCTGACGACGGATGGAATTTGATTGATCCTCATTCAGGTGAAATCAGAGACACTGTATCAGCAAAGCATTTGTGGCAGAAAGTACTAGAGCTTCGTATGGAAACAGGCGAGCCATATGTTCACTTCATTGACACAAGCAATCGTCACTTACCTGAGTGGCAGAAAGAATTAGGACTCAAAGTTCATCAATCAAATCTTTGTTCAGAAATCATTCTGCCTACAAACAAAGACAGAACAGCAGTATGTTGTTTGTCATCTGTGAATCTTGAGCATTACGATGCTTGGAGCAAGAACTCATTGTTCCTCAAAGACATTGCAGAGATGCTAGACAATGTATTACAATTCTTTATCGACAACGCACCGAATGAAGTTGCACGAGCTAAGTTCTCAGCAAGCCGTGAAAGAAGTATTGGTGTAGGCGCATTAGGTTTCCATGCTTATTTGCAGCAGAAGAATCTGCCGTGGGAAAGCGCAATGGCAAAAGGCACTAATCTGAGAATGTTTAAACACATACGAGGAAAATTAGATGACGCAAACAAAGAACTGGGGGAAGCCAGAGGTGAAGCCCCTGACGCTGCTGGACGAGGTCTTAGATTTAGTCATGTTATGGCTATTGCTCCCAATGCTAGTAGCAGTATTATTATGGGAAACACTTCGCCTTCCATTGAGCCGTTTAGGGCGAATGCTTACAGGCAAGATACACTTTCTGGAGCTTTCCTTAATAAAAATAAGTATCTGGTGGAGCTTATTAAAAGTAAGATTGAAACTGGGGCGACTAAACAGGCAGAAGACGAAATCTGGTCCTCAATCATCTCAAACGACGGATCAGTCCAACACCTAAACTTCTTAGATGAATGGGAGAAAGATGTATTCAAGACTTCTATGGAAATAGATCAGCGATGGGTCATTGAACATGCAGCAGACAGGCAGCAGTTTATTGACCAAGCACAGTCACTCAATACATTCTTCCGTCCTGACTCTAACATCAAATATCTACATGCTATTCACTACATGGCATGGAAGCAGGGCTTGAAGACACTTTACTACTGCCGCTCAGAGAAGTTAGGAAAAGCAGATAAAGTATCGAACAAGATTGAGCGACAAATTATCAAAGAGATTGATATGACTGCACTTGTAAACAATGACGAATGCCTGGCGTGTGAGGGATAATGTTAGAAAGAATGATTGAAAGGGTAACGAGTAGTTACCCTATTGAAAAGATAATGCCTTTTTGTGAAGCATCAATTGGCGATCCTAGACCTGGCACTGAAGTCTTTAGGCCTCATGACTGGGAGAATCGTCCAGGATGCTTATTACATTGTTTATATATAGAGAAGAGGTTCGATAATAGGGCTGGATATTACATTTACAGAGAGAATGGTGAAGTGATATCTGGTCACGGTTATTATCCTTTCGATGAGGATCCTAACATATATGTGTTGTGCAGAGGCTACTCTATTCCTTCACATAAACCAAAACTAGGAAAGAATGCGTTTATTACTATGAATCTTCTAGGCTCTGTTATTGCTGATAGAGCATACAAAGAAGGTTACTTAGGACTAATAGATACATTCGAATTGCACAACCAAGAATTAGCAGAAAAGTTAGTAAAGATAACAGACCCAAAAAGACATCCTAACTATCATTACGACACAGAATTAAAAGACGGCAGATTTTTTAAACCTAGACATTATAAAGACGGTGATTTAAGAACTCAGCCAATGACTATGTTTGGAAAATGTATGATTAGATACACTCCTCAAATAGTTGTATATCATTTGTTTGATGAATCCTATAAAAATGAACTAATCAACAAACTTACAGGAATTAAGATATAATGGAAAGCATAGCAGATCTAAAGAAAATCATTCACAAAAGTCAACATTGTCAACGAAACTGGGATCTTTCTAAAGAAATCCCACAAGAAGATATGGACATCATGTTAGAGGCAATTACTCAATGTCCTAGCAAGCAGAACAAAGCATTCTACAAAGTACATGTAATCACTAACAGAGAAGTTATTGAAAAGGCACACGCAAACACAGTGGGCTTTGGTAACTATCTAGTTATAAACGAAAATACTGCAAAGTTTGAGCCGCAAACAAACTCACAAGTGTTGGCTAACATGTTAGTTGTATTTGAAAAGTACACAGAAGACAATGTTCAGCAGCATCCAAATCCTGAGTTCGCATTTGACACTGAAGAAGTCGAATCTATGGACAGAAACACTGCTGTTGGTATCGCTGCAGGTTATCTCAATCTTTCTGCATCAATGCTAGGTTACTCTACTGGTTGCTGCGGTTGTTTTCAACCACAACAAATGAAAGAAGTATTGGGACTAGACAACGAGCCTCTATTGCTTATGGGTGTTGGCTTCCCTGATCCTGATAGAAACAGAAGAATGCATCATAAAGATGAAAACTTTAAGTTCCCTACAATTACAAAAACCCCTATTCCTACTAACATAATCCGGTAAAAAAATGGCTACAAAACTGAAGTTGACAGATGAAAGAAGTTACTTTAAACCCTTCAACTATGCCTGGGCATATGACGCTTGGCTAAAGCACGAACAAAGCCACTGGCTACACACAGAAGTGCCTATGAACGAAGATGTAAAAGATTGGAAATCAAAACTTTCTGATGCCGAGAAAGGATTTCTTACAAACATCTTTCGATTCTTTACACAGGGTGATATTGATGTGGCAGGCGGTTATGTAAATAACTACTTGCCCAATTTCCCTCAACCAGAAGTACGAATGATGCTTGCAGGTTTCGCTGCTCGTGAAGCACTTCATGTTGCTGCATACTCACATCTCATTGAGACATTAGGCATGCCTGAGTCTACATACAATGAGTTCCTTGAGTATGAGGCAATGAAAGAGAAGCACGATTACTTACAAGAACTTTCGGTAGAGACACAAGACAAGACTACTATTGCTACAAACATTGCAGCCTTCTCAGCATTCACTGAAGGCATGCAGTTGTTCAGCTCATTCATTATGCTACTTAACTTCCCACGACATGGTAAGATGAAAGGCATGGGACAGATTGTTACTTGGTCAATCGTAGACGAAACTCTACATGCTGAAAACATGATTAAGTTGTTCCGTGAATATGTGAACGAGAACCTTGACTTGTGGAACGACGGTCTCAAAGGTAAAATATACACAATCGCTGAGAAGATGGTAGAACTTGAAGATAAGTTTATTGACCTAGCGTTTGCAATGGGCGACATGCAAGATTTGACACCAGAAGATGTGAAGAAGTACATTCGCTACATCTGTGACCGTAGACTGATTAGTCTTGGACTCAAGGGCATCTTCAAAGTGAAGAAGAATCCTTTGCCGTGGGTGGAAGAAATGATCAATGCTCCTACTCACACAAACTTTTTTGAAAATCGTGCTACAGACTATGCTCGTGGCGCACTCTCAGGTAATTGGGGTGACGTTTGGGCATAAAACCAAAGTTCGTAAAGTACTTTGCTACTATAGCAGAAGAGACAGCAAAACTTTCTTCTGCTATCAAACTACAAGTAGGGTGCGTTATTGTAAAAGATAACCGCATTCTATCTGTAGGCTACAACGGCACACCTTCTGGATGGGATAACGAGTGTGAAGAAGTAATTAAGTGGCCGAACGGCGACATAAAGTTTCTCACAACAAAGCCAGAAGTCCTTCACGCAGAAGCAAATGCGCTAATGAAACTGTGTCAGTCTACTGAATCAAGTGAAGGAGCTACTTTATTTGTTACACACACTCCTTGCATCGAGTGTGCTAAACTTATCTATCAGGCAGACATCTCACAGGTGTACTATATAAATGATTACGATGCAACAAAAGGTTGCGGGAAAGACTTTTTAGAAAAGGCAGGAATCGAAGTATGTCAAGTATCATAATCAAGAAAACAATAGAGTGTGAAGAGTGTGAGGCAGAATACAAAGTACGCCACGACATGTCAGACAGGCATTATGTAGTTAGTTTTTGTTCTTTCTGTGGTGCTGAGTTGGACATTGAAACATCACTTGATGATTTTATAAATGAAGATGAAATAGAGGAAGATTGGTAATGGCACAGTGGCATGGCGGGAAAGGCAGCGCCCAACGCAAAGTAGACAAGAAAAAGTACAGCGATAACTGGGATGCAATCTTCGGTAAAAAGAACGATACTGACCTGAAGTTTACGACTGCTGAGGACTTTATAAATAGTGTTTCTGATGATGAAGGAACACTTGATGCCAACAGTAAAGAAGAAACGCAAGAAGAAGGAACCTCAGGTACATAGGGTATATTGCACATATTTCCCTTCCGGCAATTACTACATAGGTTATTCAGGCAAACCTCAACGCCTGTATGAAAAATATTATGGGTCTTCTAAGTATGTCCTAGAGCACGAAGGACAGCTTGAGAAGGAAACTATTGCAGAGTACGACAAGAAGTCGTGGGCTAAAATGCAAGAATTTCTCCTACAGTGGCAACAACGACACGATCCCAAGTGCCTCAATTCCATGCTGAACATCAGGCTCAACAAAGAACCGTTGGCTGATTTCGAACCAATAGAGTGGACACCAAAATGTTCTTCATAGCATTACTTTTATTTTCGGCATTAGCAGTATCTACAGTAGCAGGTTACTTTTCGATTGTCGGTCTCATGGCAATCTTTCCGGCAGCAGCAGAACCTATTCTCGCAATGGGTGTTGTATTAGAAGTAGCGAAACTAGTCACAGCGTCTTGGCTGTATCGGTACTGGAACAAAACAGCATTCGCCATGAAGTCATACTTTACGGTTGCTGTCATCATTCTGTCCGTCATCACATCGATGGGCATCTTTGGCTTTCTCAGTAAAGCACACCTCGAGCACAGCGTCTCTACGGGTGATAACACACTACAAGTCGCTAGACTCGACAGAAGGATAGAAACTGAGCAGAGGCGTATAGCAGACGCAGAGACGGTACTAGCACAGTTAGACGACACAGTACAGACTCTCATAGACTACGATAGAATTCGTGGTGACGATGGCGCTATTGCTACACGAGAGAATCAGGCTCTGGAAAGAGAACAGTTGAACGCCTCAATTGATGATGCGGTAGCAGCCATTGACGCATTGTCGGAAGAAAAGCTAGTATTAGAGACTGAACAGCTACTTATTGAGGTTGAGGTCGGACCTCTATTGTATGTTGCCGAAATGGTATATGGCGACACAGATAAAGAAACACTTGACAAGACTGTCAGGTTTGTGATAATATTACTTATATTAGTTTTTGATCCATTAGCGATCTTGCTTGTTGTAGCGGCTAATATGAGCATGAAAGAGCGTAAAGGTGAGAGCATCACTTTTATGTCCGAGAAAGACCTCGAACTTGAGTCAGAAGATTTTGGTATCGAAAATGTTTCTAATGATGAACAAACAGTAGAAGATGTACAGGATGAGAAACAAGATGATATGGAAATAACCGAAGACGATCTGCAACATGTACAGCGGCTTGATAGACGAGTCCGTAAAAAACTTGAATGGTTAATTGATAAAAAGAAGACAGAATGAAAATAACAGTAATCGGCAATGGAATATCTCGAATACCTATTCCATTGTATAAGATACCCGGCATAACTATAGGGTGCAATGAGTTATATAAATCATTTGATCCTAAATATTTATGTGCTGTAGACTTTGCTATGCTTAAAGACTTGCATGAAAGCAGCTATGCAGGAGCCGTATGCTATAGATTTAAGAGTCTCAATGATCAGGGTCTTAAACCCAAACAGAATTGGTTTTGCCCATCATTCATGGATAATAATAGCAGTGGTCATGCGGCAATAGAATTGGCAGCAGGATTAGATGCTACCCAAATTGATATTTTGGGATTTGATTGTCAGTTAGGCAGAGTGTATGGAGAACATACCCCTCCTTCTAGTTGGCAAAAATGGATAGATGCTTTGATAATGCAATCAAAAAAATATCCAGTGAGAAGAGTAGTAGGCGAAAATAGTTTAGCAATACCTGAAATAAAGAACACGATAAGTGTGCAAGACTACATAAATGAACTTTGAAAGGACTTATAATATGAACTACCACCGTGAAAGAAATGAAGCAGCATGGCAAGGCAAACTAGTCGATTACTTGACTCGCTACGAGTGCCAAGTCCAATTCGAAAAGGCTGACGGCACAGTCCGTGACATGCAGTGTACTCTACAAGAGTCTGTAGTGCCTGCTACAAAAGGTACTGGCAAAACTAAACCTGCAGGTGTCCTCACTGTATTTGATACGCAATCAAAAGGTTGGCGAACTATCAAGTTTGATAGGATCATCGACTTTTCGGTGCAAAACGAGTACATCCGATCGGCAAACTAATGCTTGACATTATAGGATTCTTTGTGTTATAATTACGGAGTAATCAAATAAGGAGTCCTATATAATGGCAAAACGACAACGCAGTACTTATGTTCTCCCAGAACCTAAATGGCGAGAGTTCAAAGAGTACACGGACGAGGCAGACCGTGAGACGGCATTTCGTGACTGTGAGTATTTCACTCACTACGAAGTTGCCGACAAGTCTGGTGTGCCTCACATCAAGAAGTGGATGAAGGCGAACTTTCCGGCAGATGATGTAACAAGCATTCTGAAGTCGCCTGACTCTACTTTCTATTCTATCGCAAAGTATGGCTACATTTGGTCTAAGCTCGGCTACATGACACAAGCACACGAAACTTATCTACACTCTATCAAAGATGATTTGGTAGCGAAGGGTACTGCCTATGTTGCTGACAAAGAAGAAGCGCCTAAAGTTGTTCCTATCAGAAAAAATCTCGATAACTTTCTCGATGGTGTTGAGGACGCACAGGCCAAGATCGCACAGAGCGGCACAGTCAATGTAGAATCTTTTGTTGAAGGCTACAAACTCAATGCAGCAGAACTTACTACAGCATACACAAAGCTAGACGAGATGGCATTCGAGTGGCGTGAACTGTTAGCACTTCGCAATCTCAAAGGTGAACTCAGTGAGTGGGATCAGCAGTTAGTAGAAGGCTACAGTCATCTCAAACTGTCTACAATCAAAAAGCTAGTAGACTTTTATTCTCAGTTGCAGACAGGTCTTCTTGAAACTAAACAGTCAAAGAAGATTGTCCGTATTCGCCGTAAGAAGCCTACTGACAAGAACAAGGTTGTTCGCCGTCTCAAGTATCTCAAAGATTTTCCTGAGTTGAATCTCAAGTCAGTTGACCCTGTAGATATAATAGGTGCAAGCGAAGTGTGGGTGTATGACACTGCCCGTAAAAAGATTGGCGTGTATGCCTCAGAGTATGAAGGTACGCTAAGTGTGAAAGGCACTAGTATAGATAACTATTCAGATGCAAAGTCTTATGAAAAGACAATGCGTAAGCCTGAGATCCAGGTGCCTGAATTCATGGCAGCTCGCAAGAACGGACTGCACAAATTTGTAGACACTATTAAAGGTAAGAAGCTCTCAGCACGAAAGCGCTTACTACCTTCTATGGTTATTGTGAGGGTTATATAACATGATGGTAGTAGACTTCAATCAAGTAGCAATTGCTACATTCATGGGTGAAATGGGACATCGTGGAGGATCAGACCTTGAAGTCAATCTTCCTCTGATGCGTCACATGATCCTCAACACAATACGCTCGTACAAAAACAAATTCTCAGATGAGTTTGGTGATGAGGTAGTTATTGCTTGCGATAACAAACGCTATTGGCGTAGAGATATATTTCCCTACTACAAAGCACATCGCAAGAAGGCACGAGACGATAGTGCCTTTGATTGGTCAGCAATCTTTGAAGCACTGAATACGATACGCAATGAGTTAGACGAATACTTTCCGTATCCTGTCATTGATGTAGATGGCGCAGAGGCAGATGATGTCATCGGCACACTCGCTGAGTATTCACAGACAGCAGGTGAAGGTGGTGGTTTGTTTGACGATGGAACAGCGATACCTTTTCTAGTGTTGTCAGGTGACCATGACTTCAATCAGTTGCAGAAGTGGAGCAACGTGAAGCAGTATACGCCTGCACAGAAGAAGTGGATCAAGATCAAAGAACCTGCAGCACAAGTATTGATGGAACATATCATCACAGGCGACAAAGGTGACGGTGTGCCTAACATGTTATCACCTGATAACTCATTTGTTGATGGCATTAGGCAAAAGCCTATTCGTAAGAATCTGATGGCAGAGTGGAAAGCAACAGCACCAGAGAAATGGATTACTGCTGAGATGTCTCACGGATACAATCGTAATCAGATGCTAGTAGATCTTACAAAGACTCCAGAAG